GCCTGTTGGGGCCGTCGTGTCTCGGATAGGGGTCAGTGGCCCTTCTGACGGGCGATTCACCGATGGTTAGTCGGGCTACGGGTGTGTAGATTGTTTGACTATAGCATGGTTGGTTGTAGTATGGTACATTGTAATTGAATTATTTTTGAAAGGTTTTGTTATGGCTAAGGTTGTGAAACACACCAGCCCTGAAAGGTACAGATCGGCTTTGGGTTCGGGTACCACTAAGGCAGGTAGGCGTGCTAAGGGTAGGCGTGCGGATATTTTAAAGCATGCCTATCTGAAATATCAGGGTAATATTGCAAGGAAGGCTCGCTAATGGCTGCTTGTTCTGATTATTTAGAAGAAAAGATTTTGGATTACGTGTTGCGTGATACTGCTGACTGGGCTCCGTCTGCTGTGTATTTGTCTTTGCATACTGCTGATCCTACAGATGATGATGGAGAGGAGTGTTCTGGTGGGTCGTATGCTCGTCAGGCTATTGCTTTTAATGCTGCTGGGAGTAATGCTGCTGGTGTGACTGAGAACACGGATGTTGAGACGTTTTCTGGTATGCCTGCTGCGACGGTTACTCATATTGGTATTCATGATGCTTCTTCTTCTGGGAATTTGTTGTTTCATGGTGCTTTGGCTGCGTCTAAGGCTGTTGCTGCTGGGGATACTGTTCAGTTTGCTGCTGGTGCGATTACTATTACTTTGGCATGAGCGAAATTCCGAATGTGGGTGCAGAAGAGGTTGTTCAGGCGTTGTCTGAGCGTGGTAAGTTGGAGTGGGAGTTAGCGTATCAACGGGTGGTTATAGGAAAGTTGACTGCCGATGGCGACGAATTATCCGGGTAGTTTAGATACTTCTACTCAGCAGCCTGCTCCGTCTTCTACTACTGATTTAGACGCTTCGGGTTATGAGCATGATGTTGTTCATACGAATCATTCTGGTGCGATTATTGCGTTAGAAACCAAACTTGGTACTACTGATTCTGATCCTGCTGATGGGAAAACGTTGATGGGGACTGGTACGGGTACTTCTGAGTGGACAACTATTACTCCTACTATTGTAGAAACATTTGCGTCGCAATCAATTAGCGCTTCGGGAACTACTGTTACGTTTACTTCTAGCAGGTTTGCTTCTGCACCTAACGTAATGGTTACACAGGCAAATAGTGGTGGTGGCGGCAGTAAAGTTCCAAACGTAGATAACATTACTTCTTCGTCTTGCAGGGTTTTTTTGCTTAATACTTCAGGGTCTTTTGTAGCCGGTGATGCTTCACTTCTAGTGACCTTGGAGGTTTAGTTGTGAATACATATATTGTTACTTGTCGCACCGCGAATTGTCGAAATAAAGACGTTCCTATAGAGGTAATAAAACCTGCTGACGGTGACGTTATGTGCGGTCCGTGTAAGCAACCTATTACTGATGTAGTTTTGGATGACTAATGGCCGACTATCGCGAGTCTGGCTGGGATTATCGAAGGGCAGATACTTCGTATCGTGGCGTAACGCTGCACTCAGTTTCTGCCGATTTGTCGGCGGCATGTACGGTTTCGGCGACAGGGATAGAAATTGCGAGTGTTGCAGCGGACTTGGCTGCGAGTGCGTCGGTATCTGCGACTGCGATAGAGATTGCTCTAGCGACTGCGGCGCTTACGGGAACTGCGACAGTTGCTGCTGCGGCGACAGCGACATACAGTAAATCTGCTGACCTTTCTGCTTCGGCGACTGTTTCAGCGACAGCGATAGAGGTTGCTTTAGGTTCTGCTGCTTTGTCTGCGGCTGCTACCGTATCTGCTTCCGCTATTGAAATTGCTTTAGGGACTGCGGCGCTTTCTGCTGCCGCTACTGTTTCTGCTTCTGCTATAGAAATAGCGTCAGGGGCTGCTGATCTTTCAGCGGCTGCTACTGTTTCAGCGACTGCGATTGAAATCGCGTCTGGTACGGCGGCTTTGTCTGCTGCGGCTACGGTTTCGGCTACTGCAATTGAAGTTGCATTAGGTTCGGCGGCACTGGTAGCGTCAGCGACGGTTGCTGCTGCTGTTCCGCAAACAGTCATCTTTGTTACTGCCGGTTTATCTGCTAGTGCATCGATTACGGCTGCCGCTACTGAGATTGCTCTGGCGACGGCTGCTTTATCGGCTGCTGCGACAGTGGCAGCAACTGCTCAAAAACTTGTACCGGGTGATGTAACTATTGTTGTTGCGTTAAGAGATAATGTTACTATTGCTGCTGCGCTTAGAGATGGTGTTTCTTCGGCGGCTTCCATGTATTATGATGTATCTATGGTTTCTGCTGAAAGAGATTCGGTTGCAATATCTTCTGATTTGCGAGATGATGTTACTTTGGCAGTTAGAGAGGAATAATGGCTACTAAAAAAGATCCGCGATTAAAAAGAGTAGGTGTTTCAGGGTTTAATAAACCTAAACGTACACCTAATCATCCTACAAAATCTCATGTTGTCGTTGCTAAAGAAGGCGACAAGATTAAAACGATTCGTTTTGGGCAGCAGGGAGTTAAGGGTGCAGGTAAAAATCCTACATCTGCTAAAGAAAAAGCAAGAAAAAAATCGTTTAAGGCTCGTCATGCAAAGAATATTTCTAAAGGCAAAATGTCTGCTGCATATTGGGCTAATAAAACTAAATGGTAGTTAGGAGGAACAATGCCAAGAGTTGCTGGAAAAAAATATCCTTATACTGCTAAGGGTAAAGCCGCTGCTGCAAAAGCAAAGAAAAGAAAGAAAAAATAATGGCCACTTACGATAAAGGTGACAGGGTACGAGTTACCGCTACGTTTACTTCTAATTCGACTGGCACTAATCCAGATGGCGGTGTTGTAACTACTCACCGTAAACCTGATGGCACAGATACAGATGTTTCTGAAACCGCTAGTGGTAGCGGCGTATATGTGGCTGATGTCACGTTAGATCAGATAGGTACTCATACAGTAAAGTTTGTTGGTTCAGGCTCTGTCGTAGCGGCAGAAGTCATTGAGTTAGAGGTAACAAAGAGCGTATTTGACCATTCATGACTAACACAAGTAAGGACAGGGGTGAGAAGAATAGGTTACTATTCTTAGAAGCCTTAGATGAAACAGGGGTGATATCAACTGCCTGTGGTATTGCTGGTGTTACTAGGTCAGCATACGAGAAATGGCGGCAACGCATACCTGATTTCGCTGCGAAAGCCGACGCTATACGGGCAGCAGCGTTAGAAAGAGAAGGACCAAGAGAGTTTGACGGGTCATTTGACTCGTTTCGTAGCGATTTCTTCGGGCATCAGTCCCCTTGGTTCCACATGAAAGCGATAGAAGCCTACGAGAACACGCCCCCTGGGGGCATAACCCTTATACTTTGGCCACCTGAACATGGTAAAACCACTCTTGCTGAGGATTATTTCACCTATAAACTGGCGTTAAACCCTGAGTTTCGTATCACAGTAGGGTCTGAAGGGCAGGATATGGCCCGTAAAATCCTCGGTAGGGTACGTGGACGTATGGAACCGCATGGTCCTTACCCTAAATATGTGGCAAAGTTTGGTCCTTTTGTACCTCAGAACCAGTCTGGTCGTAAAACAGCGCAGGCTTGGGGTGCTGATTACTTTAATGTGTTTAAGAAATCGTCGCATGATGAGCGCGATTACTCTATGGTTTCGTTGGGTTGGCGTTCTAAGATCGCTGGTACCCGTACCGATCACTTGCATGTGGATGATATTCAGTCAAGAGTTTCTTTAAATTTGACCGAACAAATGTTTGAAGTGTTTCGTCAGGACTGGTTGACACGCCCCGGTGAGACTGGACGTACAGTTATTAACGGTACTCGTGTGGGTCAAGACGATTTTTATGAACGGGTAATGGATGAAATAGACGAAGATATATTGAGAGTTATTAGATTCCCTGCGATATTAACTAACGCTGAAGGGGAACCGGAACCTTTATGGCCTGAGTTCTTTAGCATGGAAGCGCTTGATCGTATCCGCAGGAAAGTAGGGGAAGAGGCGTGGGCAAGGAACTATATGCAGCAGCCTATGGCTTCTTCAGAAGCGACGTTTACTGATGACGCTATTGATTTATGCAAGAACCCTTTGCGTTCTGTAGTGCATCATCCTCCTAAAGACTGCACTGTATACATTGGGTTAGACCCTGCGTTGGGTTCTAATAATTGTATTGTTGCTGCGACTCCGCATGAAGGTAAGTTGAAAGTTCTTTTTGTTAAAGAAGATGTTGGCTTTACCCGTAACGAACAGATACTTGGGGTAGTGGAAGACGCTGTTCAAAGATGTATGGCTAATGGGTCTACTGTTTCTGATGTTGTTATTGAAGCAATGGTTTTCCAAAAGGGTTTGTCTCGTGATGAGCGTTTAATAGAGATGACTAACAAATACGGGTTTAGGGTACGGGAACATTTAACTGGTGTTAATAAATATGATGAAGCGATAGGTGTTCCATCTATGGCTCTGTCATTTATGCGAGGAGAAATAGAACTACCTTGGGCTGACGACACTCAGACGAGACATCAGATAGGTGAGTTGATTCGTCAGTTAAAAACGTGGCGACCATTAAAGCGAGGAACTCGTTTACGACAGGATCAAGTTATGGCATTATGGTTTATATGGATTCTGTGGAGACAGCGAAAACAGTCTTTTGACGTAGACTCTTCACAATTCAGTTATAAGGCGCTACCATGGAAAGGTATTCGGACTCCGAGTAAGGTATTTTAAATGGCTTATACTTTTGAGGAGATTGCAAGCATCATCCGTCATAGGCAAGATGCGCAGTCTCCTTTATTTTCTTC